TCATGTAAACATACGCCTCGATTAACGACGCATACAGCAGAGTTAACTCTGCATTTTCACTCAGCCAAGTCGTACCTGTGTCCGAAAGCGCAGTGATGCTTTGCGGACGATAATAGTAGTGCAACTCCATTAAATAAGCCGCTTCGGGCGTGGGAGCCAACAGGAAGTTCCCGATGTCGAAGATCGCGTAGTACCGAGGCTGGCCCTCTGTAGTGTCGTCCGGCGTGTACGTTTGAAGAAAGCTCACGTCCTTAAACTCAACAAAAACCTTGTCACTTGTGGCTGGATCAACATAGCTTAACGAGAACGGAGCCAAGAAGTCTGACGGACACGGCAGATACTTCTTCGACGCAAGCGCATTGGCTGTAGCGTTCTTACGGAACAAGCTCAGTTGCACGTTCTTTAGGATCCGCTCTTCAGCCTGACGTATAAACAAAGGGATGTTGCGGATAAACGAGGCTTCGTTGTTTTCCGTGTAGTCTTCGATAGCCTGTTTAAGCTCCGCGTATGTAAAACTCATGTTGTCACCACCGTTACTGTTCCAACCGAGCCTTGAGCGACCAAGTTGTCAGGAGGGCTGATACCTGGGATGTACGCAAAACCAACCGGATTCCAGCCCCACTGTAGCGCCCTTTGCTCCTCAAGACCAGTCTCTGGTCTAGGGTTCATTAACGCTTGTGGATCAGGAAATGCTTTCGGAGGGTTTAACTGCGGTTGTTTTGTCTCAAACTCGTCTGGGCCGACCTTGGCACCCGTCCATTCCACCTTCATGTCACGAAGACGGTAACGGCGACCAGACCGATCAGATATCCCCCAAGCATTCTTTCCCGCAGCGTAAGACATCAGACCCTCAAGTAGCTCAAGCTAGGTTGCAGTTTCAACGGAGTACGACCTTGATCTTCGTCAGCCGCACGTTGGAACTCTTCCTCGTAGATAGTCTTCAACATCTGAACTCTATCTGGGGCGCGTTTGACCGCCATGTAGTATGCCAGCCCAGCAACCATGCATGGATAGAACCGGAAAGGCATGTCCGTTGTGTTGACCAAATCGTCAGCGTCTTCGATACGGCGAACGTAGTAATAACGAATCTGGTCAGTAGAGTTCTCAGGTACAGACCAAAGATATAATTTCGGATCGATCTGACGATCCAGCCAAAACTGACTTGGCCGACCCTGCGTTGTTTTATTCGGCAGCGTGGCGTAGTCACCACGGCTGATCCGCTCGATTTCGTAGTCTGTGTTGTTTCTGCGCAGGACAACGTCCAGTACGTCAACAACACCGGACTCTAACGTATACTCCGCTGTGCCTTGCGTAGCAGTGAAATAGGCCTGCTTCACCGTCCACAGGTTTAGGCCCCGATTAGCCCACTCAGCAAACATCAGGTTCAAAGATCGACGCGCAGTACGAGCATCGTATCCAGTGCGAACCTCTAGCCCACACCGCTCATACGCTTCCTCGATTATCTCACCGACATCAAGATTGAAGTCTCTTGAACCTGAAGTTGCCATCAGCTGCTTCCTTTAAACGATCCGCCGCGGCCTGCCATCACACAACCACCAGCGTTGTAGCCCTTAACCTTGCCACCATACTTGTAGCCTTTTTTGATCATGCCACCGCCCATGTATCCGTTAAGCATCCCGCCGTTCTTCTTCTCAATAACGCCGCGACCAATCAGAACATCCTTCTTAGTCACTTTACCGTCACCACTTAGATCCTTCATATCATAACCCCTTCAGTTATCAAAACACTCTTACAAGGCCACCATTAGCCTTCCAGTTAATACGTTTCGAAGATTTCTTCTTCTTCGAAGCCGACGTACACTGTGACATGGTTGGACGACAGGCCGGATAACTCTTACGCTTCTCGCCCTTCTTTCTCCCGCAAGGCTTGCCTGTTTTACAGTCAACCCAGCCCTTCCCATTGTTTTGGGAAAACCATTTGCGCAGTGAGTTGTCCTTCTTTGCCATCAGTAGTTATTCGTCTCTTTCCGACGACCCTCTGTAACTTCGCCGCAGCCATAAGCAATATAGCCGCCGTCTTTCAGTTTCTTCTTCACAGGGCGCTTGCGCTTCTTAGAAGATTCGCCCCAGTTTGCGGCTCCCACTTTTCGGCACTTGGCTACCGCTCCGCTTGCGTATGCGCTGGGCCACACCTTGTACCGAGCTTTCACTTTCTTGGCGCAGGCGTCGAGTTTTTTCTTCTTCTCGGCCATTAGTTGACCTCTCTGGCGGCTTTGAGATTTGGAAGTACATTTGTCCACGACTTATCAAGGTGAGCCTGCCTTTCCGTTAAAGCGTTTATTGCTTGAACCACATGATCCATTTTAACGTCCATTACTTCTGTCCTTTTATCGACAGTAATAAGTGTGGAGACCATCCAGATTAACCCCGCTGAAGCAAGGGTTAGAAAAGTTCCGACCAGCATTAATTGTACGTTCTTGTCCAAGTCTGTCACCACATCTTACACGACCAGTAACGGGCCGATAATTTATCTAACTTTTTCGTATCACACCCATGCCGCGCACGGAAAGACTTCCTGCGTTTGGGGTCCGACTTCTTAATCTTCATGTTGGCATCGCCAAAACGAATGATTTTTTCCTTGCCATCCTTACAAGCCTTAACAACAGACTTCTTGCCGCCAGAAATCTGGCGCTTTGGTTTGTTGCATTTCATCTTGGACTTGTCGATCTTTGCCATGTCTACTCCACAAACAACGTGACGCTAGTACTACTGGGAAGAGATGCGTACACCCCGTTCTTCGCAAGAATGCCGTCGCCAGGGATATAGACTTCATCTGTACCCTGACTGGTTAAGTCTGTTTCAAGTAAAACTTTACCTGAAGCTGCGGAGGCATTGTCGTAAAAGACAGCGTGTCCAGAGGAACCGCTCTCATACGTCAGAACGATCCCCTGTAATCGGCAGCGTCGTTGAACTAACGCCGCCGAACTGTGTGAGTGAAACGCTGTTACTTCACTGCCGACCATCTCACCACCTACGACAAGATGATTGTTAGTTGGTTCGCCGACCCCGTGAACGCCGCCACAAACACGCCCGAGGATGCAATGATCCCATCATCCGGAATGTTCATAACGTGGTGACCCGCTGGAAAAGTCTGCGTAAGCAAAACATCCCCACTTGCACTACCGTTCTTGAGAGTAAACGCGCCCGCTGCGGCAGCGTAAATCACCACCTGACGAAGACGCGAACGGTTCGGACCAACAACAGCCGCTGTTGTTCCTTGAACCCAGTTGTAGGCGGTTACTGGACCTGCCATTGCTTAATCCTTTTTCTTTGGAGGACGGCCACGTTTCTTCTTAACAGGTGCATCCGCCCACGCCTCGTTTACATTCGGAGTGGATGGGTCATCTGCTTTAAGTGTGCCGTTCTCGTTTCGCGCACGAACTTTCTTGACACCGATTCCTCGGGCCGCAAGTTCTTCTTCAGAAGGTGCTGTGAATCTGCTCATGACTCACACCTACGATGCTGCGATAGTTGCGCCTGTATCCGAACGCTTCCAATTTGTGCCGTCAGAAAAAGCCAAGATAGCGGAGCCTGCTGCGCCGTTAGAAACAAAAACGATTGTGCCTGCGCCTGCAGTAGCCGCGGAGGGTGCGTTTGAAACTGTGTATGTTGGAACAACGATATCACCAATGAAACCGTTGGTGGAGGTCACTGGACCTGAAAAAGTGGTCGAAGCCATTTTAGTACCCTTTGCATAAGGATTCGCTTTGTAGTCTATGCAACGTCAGGAGGGCGGGGACCTGTCTACAAAGCTAGTTTTTGCCCTAGTGAACTCAGAATACACCAGGTCTAAACAAAAAGAAAGAGGCGATCCGAAGACCGCCCCTAGCTTTAGTACTGATCAGAGACTTACGCCCCTGCGGAACCAAAGATACAACGTGGGTCGCTGAAGCCGAAGCTGTAACGCTCACGCGCTTTGAAGCGCATGTTACCCGTGTCGAAGTCACCTTCCATGTTAGTGGAAAGTGGGGTCCGCTCAAAGTGGATCATACCACGAGGAGCATCAGTCAAGACGAAGAACGCATCTGGATCCGTCAGGAAGTCGTTGACGGCGTAACCGTCAGGCAACATGCCCATGGAGCGGATTGCGTTAGTGTCGTTGTCGGCTGTGCCAACACGCAAGTTTGAAACCATCAAGCGTTCTGCAACGAATTGCAGCTGACGCGGGATGACCAGTTTGGTGCCGCGAAGTGCGACTTTCAAACCACGCTCGTCAACAAAACCTGCGATGTTGATCAAAGCATCTTCAAGAGATGTTTCGTTCAAATCTGCAGCCACTGCTGGCGTGTTTGCAAACGTACCGCCGTTAGTGAGCGGATGGTTTGTTGCACAAAGAGCAACGCCGTCACCACCAGCCGTAGCACCGCCCGTAAAGGCGTTGTTAAGAACTGAAGAGGCTTTGACCTGCTTTGTGTGTGCCATTGAACGAGCCAACGCACGAGTGTAACGCGAACCAAGACGATCATAGAGATTGTCTTCGATAGCTTCCTCAGTGATTGAGAATGCCAGCGCCACTGTTTCGTGGTTGTAACGAGCAGTGTATGCTTCGTTAGCGTCGTCAAAGTTGATTGCAGAACCTTCCGATTTAGTCGGTGCTGCGCCGAAACCACTCAACATAACTTCTTCTTCGAATGCTCGATCAGAAGATTCTGTTGTGAAGATCTCTGCATGTTGGTTTTCGTACCGTGAGTACTCCATACCAAACAAGGCGTTGAGACCTGGTTCAAGCTCTTTCGCTAATTGTGCGCGAGAAATAGCCATTTGTTAGACCTCCTTAAACGCCAGTGGTCGATGGAGTACCAGCAACAATCGCGCCGTTGGCGGAATTAAAGCTGTTATTCAATCGAACGATTACAGGGATACCAGCAGCAGCGAAGTCTGCGTTGTCTGGGTCGTTTTGAACGCCCATGATACGCAGCTGCAATGCAGCGGTTGTGGCGATAGTGCTGACACCCAACTTAGCAGAAGAGATACCAGTGGTTGAAGAACCAGAAGTACCTGCCGCAAAGTTTGCGTTTGCAAACACATGTCCACGCGCAGTTGCTTCGTTAGTAAGAGAAGCATCTGAGCAGATCACATAGGTCTGCATTGGGTTGTCATACACAAAGGCTGTGACGGGATGATCGGTATCCGCGCCTGACCCAGGCCATGAGTTGGAGTAAATTTTTTCACCAGTTGTTGACGAAACGTATTCGCAACCCCAGAAAACACCAAGTAAACCTACTGTGCCGCCTGTTGCCGCGCCAACAATGTCAATAAAGCCAGTTGAAAGCGGGATAACAGGAGAGCCTTGATAGATCGCGTTAGTGTTGCCTGCGGCAATACGATACTCAGTCACACCAGTGGTGTTCGCAGCCTGTCCGACTACGCCAATCGGACGTAGTCCGAAGGCACCATTACTGTTTGCCATTTGAGCAATCCTCTAAAGTTAATTGGAGTCGCGTTCACGACCACCAAAAGTTACACGACTTCGCCGATCATTGTGGATCGGCATTGAAGGATGTTGTTCCTTCATAAGGTCCTGGTCTACAGCTGTCATCTGTTCGCGGGTCCGGCCCCCGTAGTACTCGTTTCTTTCGTAAGCTGTCTGTTCAGGCATACGACACAACATCAGACCACCTTGACCAATTACGCCTTCATATCGACCAGCGTCGATAGTTGGGGCTTCATAGTCCGGATATTCGTCTTTACGGACGGGTTCCCATCCTTCACGGAGCTTGGAGTTGACGTTCATTTTGTCTTCCTCGCCTCGCATAGAGACTCGTATCCATCGATGCACAAATCCCTCTGGGGCATCTGGTGCGGATAGGTGACTGGGCGGTGCCCAAGGTTTTCTGCGCGTTTCTGTTTCGCGTGTTGCGCTCTTGCGCGGTGTTCTAGTATCAGCCATTATCTCAATCCTTTACATACTTTGCGTATTCTTCAAGAGGTACGCCTAGCTTCTTTGCAATCGCAACTGCGGAATGCGATAGCTTGACTGACCTGCGCCCTGATTTCGTGCTGCGGGATGCGGAGTTACCAGCAGAAGCGACCTGACTTCCTCCACCCGATTTGTTCGCCGACTTAAACTTGTGTGGAAACT